CCCAGACACGATCGTGCCCGGAACAACGATCGGAACCGGGTTGGGAACAGGCCCCGTGGGTGAGAGCACGAGAACGACGCCTGGCGGTATCGTGACTTGCACCGCGTCTCCGACACGTCCAACGGCCACACCGGGCCCGTTCAGTTCGACTTGCGTACCCCCGATCGAGACGTTCCCCGCTGAGCCGATCTCGACGTCACCCGCCGCGTCAATGATAACCTTTTGTTGGGTCGAGAGGCGGACCCCATCCGCGGCATTCAAGACGATCGTATCGCCCGTCTCTTTGTCACGAATGAACCACTCTTCCTGACCGCTCCGGTTGTCCCAGATCGTCAAGTAGCGCGAGGTCTCGTACGCCTTGACCTTCGGTGCGTCGGCGGCGCTCGCTGACGCGGCAGGTCCTGGCGTCTCGACGCCGCTGTCTGGTTCTCCCCAATGACCCCCGAGGTAGTACGGCTGTTCGAGGTCACCTTGCATGAACAGCACGCCGATGTCTGCGCCCTTGTCAGGCGGGTCATAGAAGCCGCGCTGTGGCGCACCACCACCAATTCCGAGTGGGAACGCGAACGCGCCTGCAGGCTCGATGAGTCCTGGGATACGAAAACGAACCCGGCCCAGCTTCCTGGGGTCTTCGTTGTCGACCACCACCGCATTGTAGAAGCCGACGTAGTGGAGGTCGGAACTCTCGTCGAACTCGTTGGGCACTACTGATCCCTCCCACGCTTGTCGACGAAGATCGTTCGGAACTCACCCGTCTCCGCGTCCGGCACCTCGACCGCGGTCAATGTCGGGTTGGAATCGCGGAACCAAGCAGGCAGCTTCTCCAGCTGCCTCTGGCCTATCCTCACCGACGGTTGCAGGTTGTTGACCTTCGCCTGAACCTCTTCCTTGCACACACCGCCCGCGAGCAACGCGGCGAACTGGATCTTGTCTGCGATGACCCGCGTCCTCGTGAGGTTGACAATGCTGGCCGCGGACCGCGCATCGGATGCCTTGATCCGCACCTCTTCGATGAAGGCGGTGTCATGCGGGTTCTTCTTCAACCGACCCACCGCACCTCTTGCGAACGTTTCGAAGGCACCCAACTCTTCTGCAATCCCCGGCGCGATCGGGATGTTCGCTAGCCCGCGCTCGATGAACTCCGCTCGACGTACCGGGCGGAACTTTGCGAGGAGCTTGCGCACGAGCGCGACCTTTGACGTGCAGTCGCGGTTGGTTGCGCCGCCCGTACCACCGAGCCTCTGCTCGAAGAGGCGCTCCGATGTCTTCAGCTCATTGTGCCCGTCGCGAATCACTTCAAGCTCGCCCGCGTAACCGTCAGCGGAGACGGCGTGCTTGGACTTCTTCACGTAGTAGTTGCCACTCAACCGCTTGCCAATCCCCTCGATACGAACAACCGACTTCGCAAGCAGCTGCGGATCGCCAATGATGTTCAACTTCATCTTGACGGTGAGCTGTCGCGACTTCCGCGCTTTGCTCTTCGCACGCCGCTTGGCGGTGATAGGACTAAGTTCGCCCGCCGTCTCGATCGTGAGTCGTGCGGCGTTGCCTAACCCTGTCACAGCTTCGGACACTACCTCCGCAGTTGGTGCGATAACCTGTAAGAGATCCTGAACGTGGTCGACGATGATCTCGTAATCCTTCTTCTTGATTGGGTCACGCCCGCGCGTCCTCGACTTCCCCGTGCGGATCGTAATATCGTTGTCGATGTTGAAGCTCTTGATCTCGCCTTGCCCGCTCGCGTACCACGTCAGCGTCTTCAGCGGGCGCTGCTTGATGTTCCGACTGTGCCAATGAAAACCATCGTGGTCGATGAAAAACTCGAAGCCCTCTTTATTGGCGAGGCGGCGTAAGAGATGAGCATCCGTCTCCGCCGCTTGTGTGACTGTCGGCAGGACCTCCTCAGTGTCCTCGATGGTCTGCACGTCGGACCCGAAACCGTTCTTCAGGGCAATCTGCTTGACCACGTCGGACCGCTTCGAGTCGAAGAACGTCCGGCAGCGCTTCTCGCGGTCAAGGAGGAACGCCTTGTCGTACGCCTCCACCGTGAGCTTCGTCGCGCCAGTGACCTTCTTGATCAGCATCAGCCGCGCAGGCGACATGTTGCCCGGGTAGCCGAACGAGACTTCGAGGAAGTTACCCTTCGCCCAGACCGGGTTGTCGAAGTTCGCGAGATCCCAATTGTCGACGGCCAGCTTGAGGACGTCGGCCTTCCGTTCGTTGTCCTCGAAGGTGAGCTTCTTCACGCGGTTCGAGAGGTCGAGCCGCACGCCGCGGCGTCCCTGCGGGATCACCTTGACGTGGTAGACTGCGGCGCTGCGCGTCACGGCGTCGCTTCACCCCGACGGGTCTCGCTGAACACCTCATCGGTGATGGTCCGCACTGAAGGGAGGAACATCGCGCGTCCGCGCGCCAGCTTCAACGTCGGGTCCAGGATCGGGTCGGGCTGGAAGTCGGCGATGATCCACCACAGGCCGGCAGGACGTGGGAGCCCGTCGAAGAAGCGGTGCGCTAACGTGAAGAGCGTGTCGCCGTCGGCCGCGATATGGATACGGTTGTCTGCGAGTTCGCGGAACCGGAAGGGCTCGGGCTCCGTGAGCAGGAGGTTGTCGTCGTCGTCGAGAACAGCCGACGTAAACGTGTATCGAGAGAAGCGGCGCGGTGGCATCAGACACTCCCCGATCGTCCCGCGTTGTCCGGCCCGCGTTGCGTGCCGAGCGCGAAGACGTCTTCGGACAGCAACCGCACGTCGCGGATCTCTTCGAGCGCGATGGTCGCGGTGAACTCCAACGGCGTCCCGTTCGCGTTGAAGCGTGAGTAGCGAAACTGTAGACCCGTGATCACGCAGGTCAGCGCGATGAAGGTTGGCCACACGAACAGGAGCCGAGGCGGCCCGCCTCCGACAACACCAAGGTTGCCGCGCCGCGGATAGCACACGCTCAGCAGGAACGCGCGCGAGGTCAGGTTCTTCTCGATCTGCGCAAACGTGTTCTGTCGCGGTTCGACCTCGTCATTGGCATTGAAGAAGAGCGCAAGGTTGAAGGTCTCGTTGCTCGTGTGGATGTACTGAAGCGGCTGGTGCGAGAGGCCGGGAATCGCCTGCCTCGCGTAGTTGACAGAGATAGCCTCAGAGAACTCGGTCGGGTTGAACTGCGCGACGATGTTCGAACCGTCGACGAGGTTCGTCATGTACATCTTCTCCGGCGTGCGCCGCGTTGCTCGGGTCAACGACCGCTGCTCCTTCGAGAGCCCTTCTCGTATCTGTAGTGCAGCGCGCCTACGTGCTTCCTCCTCAAGGTGCGGCATCAGTCGGCCTCCGGTGGAACATTGCCGAACTCGCGGGACCGCCCCGAGACCTCCTGCGAGAACACCTTCTCTGCGAGCTTGTCGCCGTCGACTTCGAGCGAGACGTTAAAGGTCGCAGCGATCGGTTGCTGCCCGCGCTGCTGTCCTCCGGGCACCGCTTGAGCCCCTTGTGGTGCGAGCGCCGTGACCTCAGCAACCGCAGGCGAGGGTGTTGCTTGAGCCCTCTCAATGAAATCACCCTGAGTTTCCCCGGACCGCCTCTTTACGCCCGTGCTCTCCTCAACTTCCTTGACGAGAAAGTCCAACCCGACGCCGGTGACACCGCCCCCGCCGAAGATGAATTCTGCCGCCGCCTTACCCGCGTCGATAATCTCGTCGATAACGCCTCTGATGAATTCGAGGATTTCGTTGAATACTTTCTCGATGAACTCGGCAACGCTGACCACGACGTCCCTAATCCCACCGAACACTGTCGCAAAAGCGCCCCCTATCGCACTGAGCGCCGCACCGACCTCATCCTTGAAGATGACGATCGCACCTGCGACCAAAGCCACGGCACCGATGATGAGACCGATCGGCCCCAGCGCAGTGAACATTGCCGCGCCCATCTTGATGAGGAACGGGATCGCTTTGATGATCCCTTTCACCATGAAGCCAAGAGCCTTCCCCATCTTGCCGACCACGATGCCGAAAATCTTGCCGACCTTGTTCACGCCTTTCAGGGCAAAGCCGAAGAGCTTCGTGAACGCGCGCGCAACCTTGACCGCTCCACGGTAGAGCAGCAACGGCGACTTCACGATCCACAACAGGGTCGCACCGACTTGCTTCAAAGGTGCGAGCAGGAACGACTTGAAGGAGAACCCGAGCAGCGCGGCACCACCTTTCACGATGGCAAAAATTCCGCTCAAGGTCAGCAACAAAGCCGAGAGCCCGATGACCACCGCGATGATCTCCTGCGTGCGCGGCGATAGGTTCGAGAAGGCTTCGATCAGGAAGTTGAGCGCGTCAGTGACAGCCTTCACGATCGGCTTGAAGACGCGCGCGAACGGTTTACCAAGCACCACAGCAAGGGTCTCGATCGTTCCTTTCAACAAGGTCTTCTGACCTTCGAACGTGTCAAGCAGCGCCTCGCGAAACTCACCCGCGGTCCCAGTCGCGTTTCCCAACTCTTTCCGCATCGCCTCGATCGCGGCGGCGCCGCGCAGGACGATCGGCTGTCCGGTCGACATGTCCGTGAAGGTCGCCTTCTGGATCGCATTGAAGGCAAGCAGACCGCGCGCACCGAACGCGGTCGTCACTCGACGCAACCGCTCCTTCTCCGTGAGCCCCTCGGTCGCGGCAGCGAACTCCGACATGACGTCGACGACCGAACGCATCGCGCCCGTCTGCTTATCGAACACGTCGACGCCAATCTGTGTGACCGCACTTTGCGCCCGCTGGTCCGAGCCGAGACGCCGGGTGACCTCGCGGAACGCGGTCGCGGACGAGCTGGCCTCGATGTTCCTGTTCCGCAGCAGGCCCATCGTGATGAGGACATCGTCAAGACTCTGGTCAAACGTGGCGCCAGCCGCCGCAGCTTTCGACAGGCCGACCGAGAAATCACGCGTCTGGAAGTTCGTGAGCTGCGTGATCCGCAGCAGCTTGTCGGTGACATCGGCCGCTTGGTCCGCGGTTTGACCGTAGGCGTTCAGCGTACCGACTACAGCCGCGGCGGCCTCTGCAACGCCCAGCTCGCCCAACGATCCGGCCGCCAGGTCGAGCACAGGAATCAAGGTCTCGGTCGCTTGCGTCGCCGTCTGACCCGCAGTCGCAAGTGACTTGAGCCCCTCGACCGCGATAGCGGGGCTAAACTGTGTCTCGATGCCCGCACGGATCGCAGTCGATTCCAGCAGCTTCAGCTCCTTCTCCGTCGCACGGGTCACCGCGCCAACCGCGGCAAGGCCCTGCTCGAACTCGCCCGCGGCACCAGCCAGCTTGAACGTCCCAGTCAGCGTGCCAGCTCCCACGGCGAGCAAGCCGAGACCAACGCCCATCTGCTTGAGGCCCGACTTGACCTTGCTCCCGGTCTTCTCGGTCGTGTTGCCGAGGCCCTTCATCGACCTATCGAGTTCGCGCACCTTCCCCGATGCGAGATCCTTCGCGGTGAACAAAAAACCGAGTCCTAACGAGTTGAGGGCCAATTAAATTGACTCCCAATACGGTTTGACATTCACGACCTGTCTTGAGCTGAGAGCCACGGCCTACCTATCCTACCTGCGTTTCGCCGCCATGCGAATCGCCTTCGCTTCCTTCTCCCGCTGATCCCCAAGCCAGTCAAGCCAGCGGAGGAAGCAACGGAGGTCCATGTCCTCTACTTCCGACAGTGTTAGGTTGGTGCCGCTGCCACCGTGCTGCTTGTAGGTAAGCTGTCGAATACCCTCCCAGAGCGTCTCCTCGGGGATGACCGGGAGGATACCGCTCAGATCGCGCGGAGCTTCGCTGCTCCCTTCCGTTGCTTCTTCCTCGGAAAGAAGAAGTCGCGATCGAAAGGGAGACGCACGTCCTGCACACCGTAGCACTCCGGGCACTCGATCTCGATCTCGGTCTCGACGCCGCAGTCCGGCTCATCAAGGATGTCGAGCAGGGCGTTCGCATCCGACAGCTCCATCTCGTCGAAGAAGCGGCGCAACTCGCGCTCCTCAACATCCTCGACCTCAACGATGCGGATGTTCAGCGCGAGCGTGATGAGGCGGTCTCGAAACTGCGACTTCAACTTCGCAGCCGAGACCTCATCCCCGCCAGTCGGAAGCTGAAACACGATCTTCCGGCCGTCGCTGGGCAGTTCGGCGTCGAAACGATTCCCGTTCTTGAACCGCTCGAACGACTCGGCCGGCAACCTCTTCACCGGGATATCGTTGAGGTCGAGGCCCCACGAGAAGCGTTCACGGCAGGAGACCTCATCACACTGAATCTTGAACTCGTAGTCCGGGCCGTACGACTTGCACCGAACCTGAAGCAGCAGGAACTGCCGGTCGCCTTGGAGAACCTGGTTCCAGTTCGGCGCCCCGTCGGCGTCGAGCGTGTACGGTCCGGGGTCCAGAGTGTTCTGCCAGCAGGAGCCCAGCAGCTTGTTCAGGACGCCGACACGCATCCGGGTGCTCTGGGACGCGGCGAGCATGTTCGCGTCCTTGGTCTTCAGACCCCGGATCTCACCCTTCAGTCCCGAAGGACAAACGATCTCACTACTGCTCATTTTTTACCCCGCTGTTTTTGCGCTAGCTTACAGTGAGAAGACCAGCTCGAAGAAGTCGTACGTGAGCGTGACCATCTCGATGGCCTTCTCGTCGGCATCGTTGTCCCACTCGCCGGCGACGAACTTCAGCACCCACGCGTTGTTGAGGTGCCAGCGTCGGAGTGTGGTGTTGTCACGGTCCTTCTGGACGATGTCCAGGTCACGCTTGTACGCGGGCTCCGGCAAGCCGAAGTTCGCGGAGGCGATACCCGTCTGCGAGAACCACAGGAACAGGTCGAGGTCGCTCGCAACGCCGCGTTCCAAGGTGACGTCGGCGAACGTCATACGCCCTGGCGTCTTGTTGGGAATGAGCGTGCCGCCCTCGCTGTACTCGATCTTCGCGAACTCCGCCGACAGCTCACCACACTTGTTGAAAGCTGCACTGAGCACCCCGTCAATTTCGACGAGGAACTTGAACTTGTCGTGGAACGATCTGGGGCCCCCGATAATCGGCATCTTTCACCTCGCTAGGAAGCAAGCTCCTCTTCGAGAGCGCGCGTGTCCTGAGAAATCCGCAGGATGATGAACTCGGCCGGCTTTGCGGTCGCGAGTCCGATGCGAATGATCATCCGTCCCGACGCGACTACGGACGGCGTGTTCAACGCCTCGCTCGTGTCGACGAAGAAAGCCGTCGCCGGATCCTTCGTCGCGAACGCACCGTTCCGCATCTGGTTGAGTAAGAACGCGGTCACCGTTCGGTTCGCCACCGCTCGCGTCTCTTCCGTGTTCGGCTGGAAGCGCAGGAACTCCAGTCCCTGCTTCAGCGACTGCTCGATGAAGATCACACCGCGCCGCTCGGGCACGGACGGGAAGTTCCCGTTACCCTTGAGCGTACGTGAGCCATCGATGAAGCGAGGCGCGCCCGGGAACGTCGAGAGCGGGTTGATTCGCTTCGGGTAGACGAGGTCGCGCTTCGCTTCTTCCAAGACCTCATCGGTCTCGAACCCGAGCACGCCGAGCAGCCGACCCTTCTCGACCCCGGCCGGCGCACGATACACACCACCGGGTGCCTCGGCATCCGTGCGGCTGAAGACGCCGGCGATGATGCCCGAAGGCGGCACCGTGAGTTCGTTCACGTTGCCGAACACCGTCTTCGACGGGTTCAGCACCTTGACGCGCGGCCAGTAGATCGCGCCGAACTCGGAAAGGTTCAGCAACGCGGCCGTCGTCACCTGGTAGGTCACGATACCCGCAGCGCTCAAACCGGCGGGCGGATCGAGCACGGGGAAGAGGCTCTTCGCGCGATCGATCTCGGAGTACGAAACCATCCCGTTGTGTACCGCCGACGTGGACCTGCCCGGCACGACGAGCATCGTAGCACCCTGAACTTGGTCGAGTGCGTGCAACCCAGTCGCACCCGCGCCGCTGCCGAGGAAGTCGTTGTCGTCGAGCAACGTGAGCCCGTCGTCTCCTCCGGTGAGCGGACCGAACCTGCCCACGGCCGGACGCGGATCGGCGGCGGTCGAGTCTAGGTCAGTGACGACGATGAGGTCCGAACCGTTGTCGGAATCATTGACGACCGTCTCGACGAAGTTGTCGTTCGCGTCGACCATCGAGAGGTTCGGGAACGTCTCGACGATGACCCCGTCATCCTCGACTTGCAGGTTGAACTCGTCAGCTGCACCGCTCGTCGGCGCCGAGATGATCGGGCGGATGCCGTTCGCGTAGGTCCCGTCCGTCTTGCCGTCGATCTTGAGCGTGTTGGCTGCCGCACCGGAGTCCCCGGAGTGGGTCGCGTTGTCGAACCCCAGCTCGTCGTCCGCGGTCGAAGCAGCCTCGACGAGAATCGAACTGGCGGGCCCGGTTGTGTTGGAAGCGATCTGAGTCGCCCCGCCGACATCGGAGACGGTCAGACCAGCAACTGCGGCCTCGACGATGGTCTTGACTTCGGCGACCGTAACTGCATCGATGTCCGCCACGTTGCCGGTGCCGGCGAGAGGGCCGGTCGGGAACACGAGAACGGGGTTCGCGGTCCCGCCGGTCACGTCGACGTTGGAGTCGGTGCCGCGCTTGTCCGACGTGAGAACGACCGAACCACTTGAGCCGTCGGCGCTCGCACCGACGATCTCGGCATTGATGACCGCGGCCACTTCGAGCGCAGTTGCGGCGCCGATGGCGACGAACTCCGCAGTGTTGAAAGTGATGACCTGGGCGACCGCCTCACTGTCGATCTTGACAGTGAGCGTTTGACCGTCTACGAGCGCATACGTCTCAACGGCCGAGGTTCGCAGTGCAGCCGTTGCGAGGAATGTCGCTACGACCGGACCACCTGTGTCGACGTCGATCGACAGCGTGTCGCCTGGCTCCAGATCGTACGGACCGACAACCGTTCCGAGGATCGTGCCTGCGGCCGGGGCCCCGGCCGCGGTCTGCAAGTTGAGCGTCGCTGCCAGCGACGTCTTCGTGGCGGGGTTGGTGATGTCGGTGAAGTGAACGGTGCGAACGACCCACACAGTCGTCCCACCATTCTGGAAGAAACCCTGCATGGCGAGCGCGAGATCCGAGTCGACAGTGAACCCACCGAAGACCCGGATGAACTCCTCGAAGCTCGTCACGAGAGTAGCCGCTGCGATCGGACCTCGCTCCGTGATTCCCACAGCGGCGAGCACCGCTGTGGGAAGACCCGGGATGTTGCGGATCCGCGGCTCTTCCTCGACGACGACGATCTTGCTACTGAGAAGCTCGGCCATCGGTTAGCCCTCCGTGTCGCTGCGCCGCTTCTTGGACGTCGGCTTGTTCTTCGGTTGCGGCACCTTAGCCGGCGGCACGCTCTTCTCGATCGAGACGTAGCCCAGATCGCGCGCACTCTTTACCTCGGGCACGTTGACGATCTGCGGCGGCAGATCTTCACGCTTCTCGTGAGCACGTAACGTCAAGCTGCCGCAGATCGACTTGCGAATGTTCTTCGGTGCGCTTCGACCGTCGCGACTCTCCTCGATCACGACCATATCCTTGCGCTGGAACCCCCACTCCTTCGTACGAAAGGTCGGGTGGTCAAGGTTGAACACCTGCATCCGAGGAACGTGGCTGATCAAGGTGACCGTCATACGAGACTCCTAACAGCTGCCCGGGGACTTACCAACCGGAAGACCGGGGTTGAGTTGATTCGCGTCTTCAAGCTCGGGTACCGTCGGCATCTCCTTCGACAGGCCAACGACCGCATCATCCGTTACTCCAGCCAAATCTTCAAGGTCAAAGCCCCGGATCAGTACCGTACCAGAGAAGCTGCGAATGTTGGACTCGCCACGCCTCGTAGTCGAGTCGGGCTCACCCTCTGGGATGAAATCCATCTCGTAGCGAACCGTGCCTAGCGAGGCGTCGGCGGGGTCTCTGTCCATCACCAGGAACTTGTTTCGATGGAAGAAGAGGGTGGTCGCGGCCGACAAGTCGAAAAGCTGCTTGGTCAAATCGGCAGCTCCGATCAGGTCGAACTCCAGATCGACCGTGTAGGGCCCCCGCCGAAGCTGCACCGTGCCATCGGGCAACGTGACCTGGGTGTTCTGGTTGACCGAGAAGAAGCGGTTCTCGGCCACGTCGGGCCCGTTGAGAATCAGGGCGGGCAGCGAAGCGACCTTCGGAGTGTTGAGGAAGTCGCCTGTATCTTCGTCGTAGTCGGTATGGACGGTGATGCTCACCTCGGGTAGAATCTGCCGCTTCATCTCGCGGAGCAGCGTGCGGATAACCCGGGTGAAGTCCGACTCAACGGTCAGGTTCGGTCGTTGAAACGTGTAGGCGCTCGCTTTCGTTGCCTCTTCGCCTACGATCGGATCTCCGTTGTCGTCGAGGTTCTTGACGGTGACATCGACCCGACCGGGATCGTGGATCGGGGTGAGGCAGGTCGCCTTGCCTTGTGAGATGACGCGTACGTCGTCCGCGGGCGTTGCACCGAACAGTACCTGGACGTTGCGTTGCAGGACGCCGCTCGTCTGTCCAGTCAGTGGCGGCTCGGGATGCTCACGCAGATTGTTGGTTGTGAGAGTGACGAGGGTCAACCCACCGGCTGGTCCGGTGTTGGGCACTGCCGAAATGATGAGCGGAACGGCCAACGAGTTCGACTATAGCACGAGGGGTTTCGCCTTCTTAGAGCGAGGTCTTTGCGAGGGCGACGCCATAGTCACCCTTCAGCTGTTTCGCGACACGCGCAAGGAAGCGGTTTTTGACCATCGACGGTCTGCCGAACCGTTTGAAGATGGGCGCTAAGAAAGGCCGTGCCGGGATCTTGATTATGATGATCCCCTGCACACCAGCTGATTTTTTCTTGAGACGCCGTGCGCGTCGACCCCCGAACATCGCCGCGAGGAACCGCTGCATCTTCGGCGTGATCCGAATAACGATCGGACGCGAGCCCTTCTCCATGAGAAGGGCGATGTCAACCAGCTTCCGCCCATCCTTACCCCGCGCCGACCTGAGCACACCGACAAAGATGCCCTCGCGCTTTTTGACGAGCGTGACCGAGTTGCGTAGCTCAGCGGTACGAATGAGCGCCTTGCGTCCGCGAAAACCCTTGAACCGGCGCGACCGCAACGTTGACCTCGCCAACTTGCGGAACTTCTTTCCGCCAGGGGCCTGCCGCGTGAAGCCCTGGATGATCTTCTTGCGGAAGAACTGCGCCTCCTGCAGCAGGGCTTTGTCGAACGCCTTTCGAAACTTGGCACTTGATGCTCCAAGGATCGCTTGCGCCTTGCCCCAATCACCGACCTTAGTGACGCTCATCGCGCGACAGCTTGAAGCGTGCCCTGCTCGCGCTCCTCGAACGTTGCAATCAGCAGGTTCCTGCTGCGCCCGATTCCGAAGTTCGGTCTGACCTGAGTCGCGAACAACCCAGGCGGGTTCCGAACCTCCTGAAGCAGTTCGCCATCACAGCCGAAGATCGAGCAGAGCCGATCGTTGTTACGAATGAGCGCCTCGCCCGTGTCGGAGTCGATGAAGCAGAGGCGTTCCAGGTCTCGGAAATGAAAGACGATTCGCACCGCCGCATTGGGCGACGAACCACCGAGGAGCTGCCGGAGCTGCTCCCACGACTGCGGCTCAATCTGGCACGGCACCCTGATGAACGTCTCCTTGCGAAGCGCGATCCCGGTCGTGTCGTCGGCGACTTCGTCACGTAGCAGCACAACGGGCTCGCGGAAGTCGTCGTCGTAGCCCGACGTAAGCGGCCCCGCGGACCCGTCCGGATCAAGATCCATTGCGCTTGTGTCAAGCTGCGCCAACTCGACCTCGAACGGGTTGATCAGTCGCCCGCGCATATCATGCCGACCCCATTGCGGGTGGCCGAAGGTATTGCACAAGAATTGTGTCAATCTCCGGATCACCTGAGAGCGCACCCGTGGCAACGTGCGCAGTGCCCGCTGACGAGAGGTTGGCCAGCCGGTAGCTCTGCTCACTCGTCTTCTCCGCAAGGAGCCGCCAGCGCTTCTGGGCGTCCTCACGTGCATCGCAATCGGTGAGCCCCGGTAGGTCTCGCAAGAGCAGTAGCTTCGTCGCATGCTGCAGAAGTACGGGCGTGTCACCAAGCGGCGTACCATCTGCATCGGTGTAGCCAAAGACCCCAGTGATACGTACGTTCTGCGGTCCGATCGGGAACGCCAAACGGGTGAGCGTAAGCCCTTGGATGATATCGAGCTGACCCCGGCCAAAGAGATCGCGGCCGTGCACGAACTCGATCTTCGGGTTGTTACGGTCGTCTGGATGCAGCAAACCCTGCGAGAGGTGTCGATTGTAGACGAGGAACAGATCATTCTCGATGAGCAGCTCGGCGCCAACGAAGGCGCTCGCATCGAGAGCTACGGACTCCAAGGCAATGATTGGCTGGTCGAGGAGCTGCGACCGGCCGCCCGAGCCATCGACCATGAGGGTCAGCGAACGTGGATCGAAGTGGCGCCCCGTGAACTGTTCGACCCGACGACTGGCGAATTGTAGGAGCCGCAACAGTCGAGCGTCGCTCGCATCGGCCTCCGTGATGCCGTCCTCGCGCATCTCGGCGATACTGGCATACGCGGGTGCGAGCGGGTCGGACACAGTCACCAGCACCTCGAACTTACGGACGAGGATCTGTTCATCGGATGCCGCAGTCTCCTTGTAGAACCAACGGATCTCGTGACGGCCCAACGGCTCGGTCAACGAAACCGTCCACGCGGCGGCGTAGCGCCCCACGCCAAGGCGCGTCCCTGTCGGACAATCGTTCAGGTCAACGACTTCGCGCCCGGCGGCCGGGAAGGTCTGCGTACCGGCCCCGTCATGGATCGTGAACTCGACCGAGAAGGCGTCCTTCTGGAACCCACCGAAGACGGTGGGAAGTTCCAGCAACGGCAGAGAACAGCCAACCGTCTGACCCTGCGCGAGGTACCTCATCCCGAGCCTATGCTAGCACGGCAAGAGCGGCGGTTTCGGTCCGCCTACTCGTCGTCGGAGGGCTTCCGGCGGGACCGGCGCCGTGACGCCGGCCTCTCGTCCTCGTCCGGCTTGACGTCCTTCGAGGTGAGGTCGGTCGCAGCTGAGACATTCGGCTCCGCTGCCGATGCGCGGGCTTCGGCAGCCTTCCTCTCGTCTGTCTCCAGCTGGACTGCTTCCTCTTCGGAGCAGATGTCGAAGGCGAGCGGCGAAACCGGATCGTTGTCCCTCTGGTGGACCGATGCGAGCCTCTCGGCCACCGCGTCGTCGACCTTGTACCAGCCACGCGCCTCGTGGAAGAGGGTCCCGTGGACGTGGAGCCGGCGGAGTACATGACCCCGATGCTTGTCGTACGGCTTGAGCCTTACGAGTTTGGCCATGGGTTGCCTTTCCTAGCCCTTGGTGAGTGCCTGCGCCGCCGGGGTCAGCACCGACTCGTAGTCGACGTCGAGCTGCGAAGAAGTGACTACCCCGTTCTGCGCCGCGAAATCGGTATCGAGCTTCGCGAAGAACGCGATGAGTTGTGTGCGCAACTCCGTCACGTCGTCGACTGCATCGCGAAGCATGGTCGCAAGGTCGTCCTTCCCTGCGGAACCGCCAGGCTGGACGGCTGCGCCGCCACTGAACGAGTTGGTCTTGACTGTCGATGCCATGCCGGCCTCCTACTTCGCGAAGATGAGCGCTTCGAGCGTGGTGCCCGACATATCGACGGTGCCGGCAACTTCGACACCGGTCGAAGCTACGCGCGCCGTGAGCTTGTCGTTCGTCTTGTCGTACGCGATGATGAAGTCGGCGCCGATGGGGCCCTGGTGGATGACGGCGAGCAACTCCAGGTTGCCCTTGCCAAGCGCGGCGCGTACCGCCGCCTGGAAGAGCGCCGTCCCGCCCGTCGGGTAGGAACCGTCACCCACGATGGTGACGCGCTCGATGAACTCCGGGCCGCCTTCGTGCCCAACCGCGGCCACGCCTGTGATTGCTCCGAGTGCCATAGTCTTTCCTCCGGTGGCGGGCGGGGCACTCTGCCCCGCCCTTCAGGGTTGACGGGTTGCTACGCGACCTTCACCGCCGTCGCCTTCACGACGGCCGTCTCCTCCGCGAACTTCATGTCGAAGCGCAAGGTGGCGACGATGATCAGCACACCCTCGCGGACGAGACGATCCGTCTCGACCTTGATGTTGCGCCAGATGCCGACGTGGATGTTCTTCGGGTCCGTGAGAACCACGCTGGTCTCGTCGGTACCGCCGCCCTGGTTCTCCGGGAACAGCGGCACGTCGACCACCGGAACGGCCGAGTAGCCGATCTCGGTACCCGGGTCCTGGGTGGTCGTGCGGTCGCCGAGGTCGGTGGCGCGGTCCGACAGCGTGTCGACGTAGTCGAGGCGCGCGTCCACCGAAGTGAAGTAGCGCATCGCCCGCTTGTTCCGCAAGAACTCGCTGGGCATCGTCTTCAGCATGTTGCGGAGGACGGTCTTGTCGAGCGGGATCGAGCCCGCGGCGACGAGGTTCGACGTGGCCTGAACGAGCATCCCGTCGAACTTCGCGAGGAACAGGTCGGCGGACCCGGTGTCCCCGTTGATCACGATCTCGTCCATGTCGCGAGAGATCGCCTCGGCCATCATCTGCATGATGGTGTTCTTGAGGTTCGCGCGCTCGATGTTGTCTTCGAGCACCTCGTCGTTCAGGCGCACTTCCGCCTTGAACAACTGCGCGTCCAGCTCGACCTTCGAGAGGTCGGGCTTCGACCGGTCACCCACCGGCAGAGCGGTCGCCTCCGCACCGGCGCGAAGGACGCGACCCTCGAACCGCGCCTTCTCGATGAGCTTCTTGTGGCTCTTCATCGGCGCGACGGTCGCCTGCTTCATGATGACCGACTCGTCGATCAGGATGCGAATGAAGCGTTGCGCCTGCTCCGCCTCCAACAGACCACCATCGGTGGTCAGGTCGGAGAGGGCCAGGTCGGTCGCCTTCTCCAGGATCGACCGATTGTCGATAACGCTTGCGAGTCCCATGATCTTCCTCCGTGAGTGAGCCTAGAGAAGTGCGGGGTCTACTCCCCGAACCAGTGTTCCTTCTTGACCGTGTCCCGATTGATCGGGTTGTTCATGTCGGCGGGCCACGATGCCTCTTTCGGAGGCGGACCACCGCCGCCATCGACCGTCAACGCGCTCGGAAGACCGTGCGCCTTCTTGAGGGCCGTCAGCTCCGTCGACTGCTGCTTCACGACCTCGGTCAGCTCCGTGACGCTGGTCACGAGCTTCTCGACGTCGGGCGAGGACTTCGCGATCGGCTCGGCGGGCTTGTCGTCCTTCTTCGTCTTGCCTTTGTCCTTGCCGTCGTGCAAACCCTTCGCCGGCTCGGCGACGATACCGGCCGCCTCGGGGTCCAACTCCTTGAGCAACTCGTCGAGCGCCTTCAGCGCGGCGCGGAAGCGCTTCAGCTTCTCTTTCGCCATCTTGCGTCCGCGCTTGTCGATGGGCGTCACCTTCTCGGTGATGCTGTTCAGCGCGGAGACCAGGTCGTCGAGCGCGACCGCGTCGGTCTCGTCATCGGACTTCGCGGCAGCCGCACCCGCGACCGGCGACGGATAGCGCTCGCCGATGCCCTGTAGGAGCTTCACGATCGCACCGATCTCGCGGGATACCTGGGCGGGCAACGGTTTGTCGATTTGTTCGTCCGTCTCCTTCGCCGACTTGATTGTGTCGACCAAGGACAGTTGACGTTCGAGCGCCTCGGTCGCGAGGCGAAGGACCGCAGCCTTGACCGGCTTCGGAATCGTCAGCGCCTTCGAGATGGCTTCTTCCACGGCTACGATAGCGGCTGCGGTTGCGTCGCCACCACCTTCACCGTCGCCTACACCGTCGCCTGCACCGTCGCCGCCGTCATCGGGCTTCGCGGTCAACTCGCCGGTCTCGTCTACGACGACTTCGGTGCCTGCGTTCGCTTGAGCCATCTCGTCTCTCCTCTTCACGACCAAGAAACGTCGCTTGTTCGCGGGGCGATCGACCAACGAGACTTCTTCAACGAGCATATCGAAGAGGCGGAAGATTCCGTCCTCGTCTTCGTCTTCGTCTTTGTCGCGGTCACTGATCGTCTGCTCCGACACGTACGCTCACTGGACAGTCTGCCCCGGATCTAAAGTCGCTGTCAATCCGGGACTCTAACCGACTCACGCTCGTTACGGTAGTGTTTTCGCGCGTAAACTCCCCTAGGCATCCGGTACTCGTACAGCACTGCCCCCGATCGAGAAGCCCGTCAAGCCTTCTGTCTTCACTTTTTTCCACAGGTCGTCGTCCTTGATGCGCACAGCGAGCAGCCAGGTGCCCCGCTTCACGAGCTGTCTGCCGACCTTGAAGTCGCTCGGGGCCAGGAAGGATTCGAGGATCTTGACCCGACTGTTGATGACGGTCTGGTGCATGAGACCGATGTTCTGGAACCGCTCCATGAACTTGTGTGCAACCTGCCGGACCTCCTCGTGCGAGTAGATGTCTCGCTGAGCGTCGATGGTCTCGGGTTCAAGAACGATTCCGAGCACGTACCGCTCTTCGGCATCCTTCGGTCGGACGACCTTGACGACACGCTCGCCAAGGAGCAGCTCGTCGTCCGGGCTCATCGACTTCTTGCGCTCACCCGGCTCAAGCAGGTCGAGGACCTCCTGAATGCCAGATGACGACTTGCGGTCCGACAGCTTGACAACCGAGGCGGGCCCGAACCAACGCAGCCGGAACGGCTCAGTCTCGGTGAAGAGGATCTCCGACACCTCTGCAATAATGACGTCGCCGACCTTCGCATCGACCTTGGAGTTGCCCGTCGTGCCGATCGGCACGTAGAGCTTGCCGCCAACCTCGACCGTTTCCTTCCACTTCCCAGTATCGGCCTTGGGAATCGGCCCGACTGCACCAAAGTAGTTCCAGACGCCCGGGGAGTCCTTCACGGAGTCTCGACCGTGGACGATCGCATTGACGATGCGAGCGAGTTTGAGCTTGGTCCACGAGGACGTCTGCCCACCAAGCGCATACGTCGCATCGGCCAGATCGATCCACTCGATGTCGACTTTCGACGCGGGCGGAAGCGACGCGACATAGAGCCGCCCGCCCTTGCCTGCAATCCTGAAGGGGCGGCCGATCTTCGCGAGCGCTGCAAGCGCGTACGCCGAGTTGGGCAGCTCAACGATGAAGTCGGTTGTGACACCAACAATGGCGTCAACGATCGCGTCCTCGTTGCCCTCCGACTGCGGATGGGGCGGTGTGGTAACGAGTACCGCACCGTCGTTCTGCTTCGCACACAGTGCAAAGTAATCGGACCATTCCTCGAACGGCAAGCCCACCGGCACAACGATCGCGAGGTCGCGGCCACCGACGTACTTCTGGAGGATCTCGACGGTCTGCTTACGTCGGGGCAGTTCCTCCACCGCCGCGTCGTCTGGAAGATCAGCTGGTACGAAGAACTTCTTCTCGGTCACCACACGCTTGTACTGACCGTCGACCAGCTTGATGTTGTCGTCGGTGAAGAAGCGCTCATCGACCAACGCATCACGAACCGTCCGCGCCTCGTTGCCTTTCCTCTCCCAGTAGCGGAACTCCTTTGGCGTCACCCGTTCGAGTGAGATCGGGATCGCGGAGTGTCCATCGGGCGGCATCGACTTCGTTTTGACCGCGCGTCGCCCGAGAACTGAAGGCATCAACTCCTTGCTCACCCACGACGTCCAGAACGCTTCACCCGTAGGCGTCTTGCCGCCGTCGCCATCGTCGGCCTTTCCAACAAGTTGGCGGAAGAACATCGTGCCCCTGAGTTCCGATCCCTTCCCAGTGAAAAAATACTCGTGCGAGAAGGACTTCTGCAAACCGAACTCGACCTTGGGCTTGCTCGCAATGACCATCACGCCTTCTTCGTTGCGTGTCGCGCCAACCTCCCCCTCTTCGAAGACGCGGTTGTCGATACCGAGCCAGATGAGCGGCTGCCGCGACTTCGGTGTCGCGAAGAGTTTGGCCGGCGCGCGCATCGGCTTCGTGAACCGATCGCCATCGAGCGAGAACGACTGCGCGATCCGCCGCGCATTGGCTACCGTGTCGACCGGTTGTCGAATCGCGCCGGCCCGTTGATTGGACAAGGTCCAGCCGACCAGGAAGTCGCTAACCTGGAGACGGAGATCGGCGTGCAGACTCTTGCCGCGGAAGTGGTACTGGAGAATCGCCGGACGGGGCCCGCGTTGCTTCGGAAGGTCGAGCAGCGGATCGTCCTGCTTCGCGAGGGCCATCTGCTTCACGTCGAATTGCGGACGCATCTCGACAACGAGATCCGCGAGTTCGACGTGCCGAGTGAACGGTCCGCCGAACTCGTCGTCGAGGAATTGGATTCGACGTGATAGCTCCGGCGGGAACATGCGCCCGATGCGAAACTCCAGAACGTGGCGCAGCGCGGGTGACATCGGACCCTTGATCAGCAGGTCGATATCGTTGGGCGTCTCGCCACGGTTCGCGAGCCCACCAACAAGATAAAGCAACGGCATCCGCAGCTTGAACGACTTGAGGTGGCTCAACACCTCATCGAGCTTGAGAACGTCGCCCTGCTCTTCGCCGGACGCGTGAATCGTCGCGTACTCGGGGTCCTCTGCGGCCTTCTGCCTGAGCTGCTGCACCTCGTCGACGAGAGCGTTGTCGAGCTTGATGTCACGGTCGCGACGCTTCGCTTCGTCGAGAACGAACAGCGCAGCATTAACCACGTCTTCACGCGAGAGACCACGGAGCGTAGTTTTGTCGTTCCCCTTGAACCCGCTGACGTACGCGGAGTCGACCCGGGCAACTGTCGTCTTGAACTCTTCCTCGCTGAGCTGGCGCAGGCGAACGGGATCGATATCCTCAACACTAAGCTGCTTGCCCGGTCCGTCCTGCGAAGGAACCAACGCGCCGCCTTCGGTCACGAGGTCCTCCGTAGTGATGTCGGCCTTGGTCTCCGCTTCGCGGCACGCGGTCGCGATGTTCGTCGCAAAGTAGCGCCGAGCTTGTTTAATGCCACCGCCAACCTCTGACCGAACTTCACTGGTCGCGATAGTAAATTGCTTACTGCCCATTGCTTTGAGCGCGGCGCGATGTTCATCGTGGTCGCCCAGTTCGCAAATCCACTGACCCTTGAGCGCCCGGACTACCTTGACCAGCTCATCGAGGTCGAACTCGTCGCGCTTGCCGATGTCATCAGCGGCGTCCGTCCACTCCTCGGACCAGGGTGGATCGATAAAGAAGAGTGTGTCGGGAGAGTCAAACTTCTTCAGAACCGCGCGGTAGTCGAGATTGAAGATGCGAACGCCCTTGAGCCGTTCAGCAAATCGCACCAGCCTCTCAGGGTCGTATGCGTCTTTCCCGACCTTGGCCGAGTTCGGATTCGCGCGGCGGACGCCGGCCCATGAGCCGCCCTGCAAGTAGAGGAACCGATGTAGCCGCTCGACCGGGTCCTTCGGCCGCGAATCGAGCATTTCCTTCCAGCCCGCAACGCGGACTTTCCGGTTGAACCTCTTGAGGTGAGCGATGAGCTTCTCATCCGCCTTCTGGATCATCTTGAGCGCGTGCGAGACCTCAGCATCGAAGTCGTTCAAGACCTCGTCGTCGGCACGCTCCTTGGCGAACAGCACAGAAGCCGCGCCGGAGAAGGGCTCGACGTAGCGTTTATGCTCGGGGAGCATCGTGGCAATCTTCGATGCGTACTTCGCGGAACCGCCCCATCGCGAGAATGGTCCCGACTTTGCCAACTGTGACGCGGGTGGCGCATCAACGTCGGGTGCGTCGAGCCGATCGCGGAACTCGTCCCAAAACTCGCCGGGGCTGGCGCTGCGCCACGAGTGCTCGCCGATCTTCAGCTCGTGCTGGTGCAGCCCATCGAACGCTGAATAGAACACTTGGAGCTGGTGGGCGTGGTTACCCCCAGCAACGGTTTCCACGATCGAGCCGTCGGGCATTCGTACCCGGTGCGTATGCGCGCCATCCTCGGCCGACTTGTTGGCGCCACTATTCGCGAGGGCGTGAGTGTGTACTCCGTCCTCCTCGGTGACGATCGTCTTCCCGTCGGGCAGGGCAAACAGGTGAGTGTGCGCACCGTCCTCGCGCGTCGTCTTCTTGTCGCGGTCGAGCGTGTGGACGTGGATGCCGCCCTCGACCACCGAGTTCGGGAAGCCCTTCCGGGCCTCCGCGATCTCGATCTCGCTCGCGAAGCGGCGACCGGGCGGCGGCTTCTTGAGTTCGATAGGCTCCTCGAACACCACGACGATCTCGAACGGCATAAAGTGTAGCGGCGAGACCGTCGAGAACTCTTCGAGCGTGAACTGGTCGATGCCTTCGCGCAGCTTCTTGGGCACTGCCGCGAGGTCGCGGAACCGTTCGGGCTCGCCTTGTGTAACCACTGCCCAAACAAAAACACCCTTCTTGACCGCGAGCCCGACCTCGTTCACGAGGAACTGTCGAGCGCCAACTCGCCGGCGCCGTGCCTGGCGCGACAGGAAGCCGGCCGACTTCCCCGCGCGAAGCCGTCCGACCAGGAACGCCGGGTCCGACATCTTCAACGCGGGCAGCTTGCCGCGAGGTGGCTCGACCTTCTGGAGTTCAGTGCCCACAAGCAGACTTTGCTGAGCACTGCAACGAGCAGAATTTTGGGCGCCTATTTCTAGAACCGCGCCGTTCGAACAATGCACCACACGTAACACAAACACACTCACGCACGCGTCGACCCCACGCGCGCCTGCATGCGATGTCACAGAATGCGCGTTTGGACGGCCGACCGTTGTCCATAAGCCTATCGACGTTTGATCCACACCACGCGCACAGCGCGATCTGGTGCTTCCATGGCTGCCGTCGATGTAACCGCGTGTGTTCTGCTAAGCTCAACAACCGCAAGTTCTCTGCTCGATTGTCGGCTCTGATTCCGTTCACGTGATGCACTACTTCATCGGACCGCAGCGGTCGGCCCAGCGCTGCAGCGACTACCAGGCGGTGCTCCTTCTCTGCTCGACCGTCTATCGCGATGACGACGTAGCCCGCTGAATCTGTGCGAGTGGGCCACCACGGCGATTTCGTAAAGCGCTCTACAGTACCAGCATCCACGATGTTGATATTGCATAGTCTGTAAGCACGATGTCAAGTCTACGCTAAATGGATGCGCCCAAGATAGCAGAGCTGCGCACGCCGGAGCTAGCCACGATCTGAACGAAAGAGGGGCCCGCCGAAGCGGGCCCCGTGGCTCGTCGACTCTGTCTCGACAGCGGGAAGGAGGCGGGGCGGAGCCGCTGAGCCGCAGCGAGTGTAACCCGTTCTAGTCGCCTTCGGGTTGCTTGTGCCAAGGATCGTGGCCGAAGGGCAAGTCCGCCTTCTGGATCGGCTCGCCCTTCATGAACGACTCGGTGTTCATATCCGCGGGCCACTCCGCGCGCTCCGTGACCTCGCCGTCGCCGTCGCCGGCCGCAGCAGCATCACCCGCAGCAGCATCACCCGCGTCACCGTCACCGGCAGCACTCGCATCATTGTCCCCGGCAGCGTCTCCGTCTCCGTCGCCCGCGCCTTCACCAACATCATTGTCCCCGGCGGCGTCCCCGTCCCCGTCATCGCCCGCATCACCGTCCCCGGCGGCGACACCGTCGTCTGCGCCGCCATCTCCGGCGCCGCTGCCCTCACCCGCGACCTCTGCCACCGCAACCGGGAACTGGATGCTCTCGGCCACGCCGTCGGCGAAGCCGGCCTTCGCGATCTCGATCGAGGTACGAAGCGCGTCGAGCTGCTCTGCGTTCAGGCCGCCCGCGAGCGCCTTCGCGACTTCGGCCTTGGCGTACGAGATGAACGCCTCTTGGTTCATCTCGCGCAGCTCGTACCCGTGCGACGCGACACCGCTTGCCGCCGACAGCAACGCAGTGATGGAACGGATCTGATCCGCCATCCCCGAAGGCTCCTCGCCCTCGCCCGCGCGCTTCACGACGGACGTCAGTTGTTCGAGCGCGCCGCGAAGCATCGCGGCACCGGGACCACCCGCACCACCCGTGTGACCTTGCGCCTCCAAAAGCCGCGCGAATGCCGCCTTGATCTTCTCGACCTTGGTCTCTTGAACTGTCGATGACATTCCCGGATCCTCCTGGAGGCTGCGCTCCACCTTGAGTATGGGTCTACAAATACCACGATCTTGCGGCTTGATGCGAGGGCCTTGGCACCGAGACGTTGTCGCCGTAGGATAGACCCGATGAAGGTCCAGGTGAAGCTCTACGAGATCGAGCGCGGTGCAGCGAAGACGAGCAAGCCCAAACCGCTGCCGTCATTCGAGGTAAGTGGTTCGAACCATGACGCAGTTAGGGGCGCGGTACGCGCTGAGATCGAGAAGCAGGGCCGCGAGGCACGGTCGATCTCGTTCGGCCCGAACAACATCGTCCACGCGGTGACGTTCCCCGACAAGCGAACCCCGTAGCAGGGCCTCCGCGAGTATCGCGGCGAAATACCAAACCGTGCTAGGGTCTTGTGCGGGATGAAGCAGGAGGACGTGAACGCAGCCGTAGCTGAGCTGGCGGACGTGGTTCCGCTCGTCAAGGCACACCTGGTTGGTCGGGACGACGTTGAGCAGCCGAACGCGGTCCAGGTACGCGAAGACGAGCTGGCACGAACGTTCTCGCAGCTCGGCGCGATCGAGCCGCCATTCGACCCCGAGACGCTGTGCCTACTGCTGGAGCATTCGAACGCGCTCCGCCAGAACATCGACGCTTACGTCACCAACATCGACGGCTTCGGCCACAAGTTCGAGCCAGTGATCAACCTCGAATCCGACGAGGCGCCCGCGCAAATCGCGAACGCGATCTACATCGAACGACTGCGGCAGCAAGAAGCCGGCGAAGAAACCACGTTCGAGAACCTGGATCCCACCAAGGAAGAGGTGGACGCGAAGATCATCGAACTGCACGACCTCATGCGACGCGAGAAATCAAAGCTCGTCAACTTCTTCGAGTTCTGCTGCGCGGACGTGAGCTTCGTCTCACTACGCAGACGAATGCGGCAAGACATCGAAGTCCTGGGCAACGCCTACTGGGAAATCATTCGCAACGGCGCCGGGGAGATCGCGCAGTTCAATTACATCCCCGGCTACACCATGCGCCTGCTGTCGCTCGACGCAACAGCGGTTGACGTCGAAACCAAGATCAAAATCTCCGATCTTGAATTCGATACGATCAAGATGCAGCGACAGTTCCGCAAGCTGGTCCAGGTAGTCGAAGGGAAGTCGGTCTGGTTCAAGGAACTCGGCGACCCACGGGTCATCTCGCGCAAGACCGGCAAGGAGTTCAAGGATGTTGAGGCGCTGAAGAAGAACGACCCGATGGACGGACCCGCCCACGAGGTCCTACACTTCAAGATTCACAACCCACGCTCAGCGTACGGCACGCCACGTTGGATCGGCAACCTGCTCTCGGTCATGGGCTCGCGCCAGAGTGAAGAGGTGAACTTCCTCTACTTCGAGAACAAGTCGATCCCCCCGATGGTCATGCTCGTGTCGGGCGGACGCGTGTCGTCAGAGACGATCAGCAGGGTAGAGGATCACGTCAAGAACGCATCGAAGGGTCGACGCAACTTCCACAAAATTCTCGTGCTCGAAGGCGAGAGCGACGCGACTGCCGGCGGCGGCAAGATGAAAATCGAACTCAAGCCGCTGACGCAAGCGATCTACCAGGACGCGTTGTTCCAGAAGTACGACGAGCGCAACATCGATAAGGTCGGAATGAGCTTCCGCCTGCCGCGAATGCTCCGCGGTGACATCCGCGACTTCAACCGCGCCTGCTACGACGAGCGCACGGAGACGCTCACGCGGCGGGGGTGGCTGCGGCTCGATCAGTTCCGCGACGACGACGAGATCGCCGCGTACCACCCGGGCCAGGACAATGTTGAGTTCACGAGACCCGATGCGCTGCACGTGTACGAGGTGGATGAGGAGCTGCTGCACTTCCGATCTGCGGTCGCCGACGTGATGGTGACCGAAGATCACCGGATGCTCGCGCGCCCACTCGGCGCTGAGCGGTTCGAGGTCCACGCGTCGCAGTCGATTCCGTGGCCGCGCTACGCGCTCAAGACCACGGTGGGGCACGCCGACGGCACGCGGCTTGACGGCTTCACGCTGCCCAAGGACGACGGGTGCCAGATCGAGCGAGGGCACGACCATGTGTCGAGCGTAGCCGGCGACGACTTCGTGGCCTTTCTCGGTTACTGGCTCAGCGAGGGGTCGCTCCTGAGTACGAATCACCCGAGCGCACCGTACCTCGTGACCTTGAGCCAGCGTGACGGTGGGACGGCCGACGCGATCCGCGCGTGCTTGAAGCGAACCGGATGGGCCTTCTCTGAGAGCTGCGACGAGGTCGCCGAGATGCGTCGGTGGCAGCTGAGCAACCGGTGCCTGTCGTCGTGGCTGCGCGAGCACTGCGGCTCGGACTCTGGCTCGAAGCGGATCCCGGACATCGCCCGCGATCTGTGTCCCGAGCAGACGCGAATCTTGTTCAATGCTCTGATGGCGGGCGACGGACACTGGGATTCGAGACCGGGCCGCAACAGCGGGTTCTATCCTTCGGTGTCTCGCGGCCTGTGCGACGACGTACAGGTGCTCGCGCTCCGACTCGGTCACCGTGCTACGCTGTCGCTGCACTACGCCGCGCACGACAACCGGCGCGCATGTTGGCGCGTGTTGATCTCGGTGGGCCGCGACGCCGAGTTCCGTGACCTGCCGGAGCGGGTACACTACCAAGGCCGAGTGTACTGCTTCTCCGTACCAGAGTACGGGTTCTACGTCACTCGCCGCAACGGTAAAGTCGCCGTGCAGGGTAACACAGCTCAAGCGGCGTTGGTCTTCGCCGAGGCGCAGGTCTTCCAACCGGAGCGCGAGGAGTTCGACTTCATCATCAACCGCAAGATCCTCACCGACATGGGGATCCGGTTCTGGCGCTTCCGTTCGAACGGTCCGATCACAAAGGACGCGGCGCAGCTGACCGAGATGATCGCAACGCTGCTGCGCGCCGGTGCGATCGTGCCAAGCGAGGCGCGGCAGCTTGCCGAGGACGTCTTCAACCGAGAGTTCAAACGCATCGATGCGTTCTGGACCGAACAGCCGTTGCAGCTTTCAGTCGTTGGGGCCGGGCCTGGCGAGGAACCGGACAGGGGTGGAGACAAGGCCGACCTCACGGTCCAGGACCTCGCCGAGGAAGGTGGGCTACTCAACCCAGAGCAAGCCCGTCGGCGACCACAGGTCCCGCCGTCAATCGGGAAGCGGCGTCTCGTCGCGCAGGCCGCACACCTCATCAAGGTTCGAGACGCGATCCGCGCGGAAGAGCGACGACAGGCCGAGGACGAGTTCCTCGCCGCGAAGGACGAAGCGGACGATGGAGAGCCTGACTGACCTCTACGAGGACGGCGCCGCTGCGATCGAGGAGATACTCAGCGACGTCTATCACCTCGATGTCGCGAAGGCCCTCAACCCAACGAACCGCGGCGACTTCCTCACGATCGTCAACCGTCTCTCGCGAAGCCTGAAACGCGCGACGGCGGGGGACGAAGCGAAGGTGCTGCGCGCCGCGCTGAAACGGCTTGACGTTGACTGGCCAAATCTTAGCGCGGCTCAACGCGCACGAGCCGTCACGGCAGCGACAAGGTCACTTGCGCCGCTGCCGAAGGCGATCCTGCCGAAGGTGGACAAAGTCTTCGAAGTGTCGGGAACTCGCGTGGTCGGCCAGACGCGGAAGGCGGTCAAGCGACGGTTCCGACTGAAGATCCAAAGCGCGACCCGGCTCGTCGACCGACGCGCGACGCGCGAACTCGCGCGCAGCCAAGCCAACTTCATCACCGACCAGCTCGGCTTGCGGCGACAGAACTTCTCCGCACAGGCAAGACGCATCGTCTCCGACGGACTCGAACGAGGACTCGGGCGCAAGGCCATCGCCGAACAACTCCAAAGCAAACTCACCGCGTCCTCGTTGAGACAAAGCAAATCGTATTGGCAGGTCATCGCGTCGTCGTTCGTGAACCGAGCGCGTACAACATCGAGCCTGCTTTCCTTCAAGGAGGCCGGACTCGATCGCTACATCTTCGAAGCCGTCCTCGACGAGGCGACGACCGAGGTTTGTCGATTCATGCACGAGAAGACGTTCACCGTCGACTCGGGTCTCAAGCGACTGGACAGCGTGCGCGGCGAACGCGACTCGGACAAGGTCAAGGCTGCGCTCCCCTGGGTCCGCGACCGCAAAGATTCGAAGGGCCGCGACGTCATGGCGTTCGAACGTGAGGACGGATCGCAGCAGAGCATCGGTGTGGTACAAGAGCCGGGCTTCGGCGAGGCCGACAAGATCGGTACCTACACCAACACGATGTCGGACAAGGGCCTGGAGAAGAACGGCATCCAACAGCCTCCGCTGCATGGTTTTTGCCGTAGTACGGTAGTCCCGGAGGTTTGATCCATGACTGGAACGCTAGCCGCGCTGATGAGCAACCCTCGCGATCTCGGGATCGTGGTCGGCGGATTCGAGCGCGTCATCTTTGGGAGCTTCATCGTAGACCAGGGTCCGCAGACGATGGCGGAGATCAAACGACGCTTCGAAATTTGTACGCGCATCTTCAAAGAGCTGCGCGGCGATCTCGACTGGGGCCTCCAGCGCATCCTCGACCACCTGCCCGCGTACCTGCGCGCAGAGCTGGACGGAATGGAGTGGGAGCCGGACACGCGTCAGTGTTGGGTGCCCAGCGACGGCGCGATGAGTTAGAAGCGCGCTAGGACTTCGGGCGACGCTTTCAGAACGGCTCGCGTAGATCGAGTGGTCGTCGTATCTGCTATGGCTCGCGTGTCAGTAGAGGGCGGCGCAAGTGGTGAGGCGCGCGCGAGTACCACGGGCGGCGTGAGGAGAACGGCTCGCGTCAGCGGGACGGTTGTCGTAGTGCCAACGGCTCGCGCGTGAGGACCGGGTGCCGCCTCCATTACAGCGCGTTCGCCAGCTCTTCCTCGACCTCGGGTGAGTCCATCAACGCCTCGACGTCGGCGCTCGACTTGCCGTTGCTGCCGACAGCGGTGGCCTCGTGCGTGTGCCCGAGCTTCTCCTCTTGGTACGACGGACGGACAGGCAAGTCCTCGAACGCGCGCCAGTCCTTCCAGATCGCGAGGAGGAGCTGCTTGACCATGTAGCGGATCGCCGCATGGTGTCGGTGCGCGTCGCCCGTGCCCCAGCCCGCGCTGGCCTTGCGATGCTTGTAGTCGTCGTACAACTTGCGCCACGGCGAGTTCGCTTTGATGAGACACGGCCCGAGAACACCGACGAGCTTCGTCTTCAGGAACGCGTTGTACGGCAGCTTCTCACCGCGCTTCGGTCGCATCGACTTGCCGCTGTCGTAGATCGCCGACCGCTGAAGCACGTCGACCCCGCAGTGTGCTTCCTTCTTGACGGCGTGCTTGAAGCGGTCGGCGTCCTTGACCGGCTCGACGAGGTGGTTGCACTTCTTGCAACGCTGCGCCGGTACCGGAGCGAGTCCGGCGAACGCCCACATTTGCGAAGCGGTATCCTCGCGTGCGATGTCGAACTCGCTGAGGATAACACCGGCCATTGTCGGACCGAGTCCCTTGAAGCGCGACTTGTCGCTGAGGATCTCGGTGTAGAAGAGCATCGTCTTGAGGTGGTCCTGGACATCGCGCAGCGCGGCCTTCTCCGCGATGAGCAACTCCTTCGCGCGGTTTTCCAAGATCACCTGGTCGACTTCGTGAAGCTGGATCTCGTTACCCTCGGCCTTCGGTTGAATCCGTCCGCCGCACTGCAGCCGCATCCGCTGCAGGTCGTAGAACATGCGGACCTTCTTCTTCAACCCAAGACGTGTCTGCTCTCGAGTACGGTCGGAGGCGATTGCTGGGTTCACTCGCTTCGGCGGCATGGTTCGCTCCTTTCAAAGGGCGTCGTGATTCGTCCGGCGCGCGCATCATCCATGGGCGGCATTACACCGGCGGCGCTATCCCACGACTTGATCGCGCGTCAGCGTTTTCATGACCCGCCTAGGACATCTGGGTGGCGCCTTCTTCGTCGGCTCGCGTAGCTCATTCGGGTGACCGCTAGTCATTAGGCTCGCGTTTGTATTTCGGGTGTCGTCGAGACTGCGGCTCGCGCTACTTGTTAGGGTGCCGTGAGGTATACAGCGCCGCGTGTGCGTTCGGGTGTCCCGTCTCCTATGGCCCGCGCCCTTCCTTCGGTTGGCGCATGATCTTCAGCCCGCGTGATAGAACTGGGCGACGCTAGTCATTAGGCTTGAGGAGCACCAACTCTTCAAGCTCGCTGAGCACGTCGAGCACTTGCTGAAGCGCACGAAGGCCAACCTTCTGCGGCCCGCGGTTGGGTAGGTGGTCCAGGAGCAGCACCTCGATCGCCCGCCGCGTGAGCGGACCATTGTTGAGCACCTTGCCAACCGCCTGGGAGATCGCGCGGACGTTGTCGGCAAGTTCGTCGAGGCTCACGAAGCCCGACGGGATGTCGACACCGCCGAGGCGTAGCTCGGCCTCACGCGCAGCACGGTCAGGCTTGCCCGCCATAGGCCGGATGCTTCGTCCTCATATGGTCGTGAAGGTCCCTGAACGTACGCTTGCAGCACGGACACACGCCGTTCTTGATGCGCTGCTTCGTCGCCTTCAATTTGCCTTTGTATACGTCGCGACTACGCCCTAGGTGGTCAGCGCGGCGCCGCTCATTGCCGACTTCGTCGCGTGCCATCCGCGTCTTGCCGCGTTCAGTTTCAAGCTGTCGCTTCAGACGCGCAGCGTCGGTCTCGCCGGAGAACGATTGGCGATGACCGTTGTAGCAGTAAAAATCCTGATGGTCGTTCCTGCGCTTCTTCAGAATCCACGTCTCCATCCAGATCGGTGAGCCGCACCGGTAGCAAGAGACAAAGTCGAAGTCGAGCGACAGGTTGGCGTGTTGCGGTTCGCTCATTGAAATAGCTCCCGACTAAGGACCAACGTTTCTACGGCGGGCTTACCGTACAACTTCACGCGCAAGATGAGCGCGTCTCTCAAGACGTCATGGTCGCTCTCAATACTTTCGATCTCCGGGTGCCACTTCTTGAAGTGTACGAAGAGCCGACCAAGGAGATCGTGGCGAAGCACGCCATCTTTGCATAGACGAAGGATACTGTTGGTGACGTGGTCGCAGACAATCTGCGCACCCTCGTCTGGCTCCATCCCGTCAAGACGCCAACGGGCATCCCGCGCGTCGGAACATTCCGCACACTGCTGCTCGTCGGGGCCGACCGGTGCACCGCAGTCGACACAGAGGGTTGAGACTAGTTCGATCACGCCTTCTTGATCTCCACGCGCCCGGCGATGACCTCCGACGTAAGACGTTTGCGCGCGTCGTGGGCCAAGAGACACTTGTCGGAACAGAGCATCGGCGTTGGTTCGAGCGGCGTCCTCGGGTTCTCGACCGCCGTCCAACTGTCTATCAGCATGCTCGGCACGACCGTTACTCCCCTGCTCGTGAGCGCGAACTTCGCAGTGCGCATCTCACCGCACTCATCGCAACGTAGGGTGCCGGGGAAGTAAGCAGTCATCGGCTCGCGCTCGTCTATTGGATGTCGTGAAGCATGCGGCTCGCGTTATGGCGACGGTCGACGCAAAGTGTTCGGCTCGCAATCCATCCATGGTTGGCCCGCGCTGATCGGCTCGCGCAGAGATAGCGGGCGACGTCGGTACGAAGGCTCGCGCATCTTCTTTGGAGAACGTTTGAGACAAGGCTCGCACTCGTGGCGTGGATGACGTCCTCTGGTCGGCTCGCATTTCAATGACTGGTTGTCGAATCCCTCATGGCTCGCGTCGGAACTTCGGTCGCCGCAAGTGCTACGGCTCTACGTTTGACTTGTACGAACTTCGCGCTTTTTACCCGATGATCCGCGCATTCACCGCACAATTATGGCCGCCGAGTCGTGCACCTTCGCGCGAAAACCAGCATCCCATAAGCCGGTCACCTGTGTGCGAGCGCGGGTCGTAGTACAACATCTCGCTGATCCATGCCTCGACTTCGGGGTCGAGCTTGCCGCCATCGTTTGGGATGAGCCACTTGCCACCGGCCATCTCCGCCGCGAGCGACTCGATGCCGAACTCGGGATGCGCCTTGTTGCGCCCAGTAGTGAACGGCATGATCGGAACTGCACTCGCCTCGCGAGCGAACTGAAGCACGAAGTCCTGCGCCGCGTTGTTCTCGACAACGACCACTGAGTTGAACCGTTGGTGTGCGCCGACGATACGACGAACGATATCGGGCCCCGACCAGCGACCCGCTTCGATTGCAAGAACCTGCCGACAGTCGTCAGGGTCGACAAGGATCGTGAAGAGTACGGTGAGTCCCGCCGCAGAGTGGCGTTGCACCGCAAGGTCGACACCGGTGTACGTTGAACATTCCCCATCTTGGACCATTTTGTGTAGCTCGGGATCGAGCTGCTCGAACTCGGCGAGCGAACGAACGAGACGCATCCCCGAGCCCTCTGCGATACACCGATCGATCCACTCACGCTGGAACCGCGCCTGCGACTCGTCGCGCGCCTTGCACAGCATCTGCCGGCTGAACTCCAGCGGACCCAGCTCCTCGCGGCGGCGCTGGATGCGGGACGCCGACCACTTCTCCGGCCAAGCGGAGACACCGGCGTCGGAGATGACGGGGAAGCGCTTTGCAATCCAAGCTGGATTCCCCGCGAGCCGGTGCAGCAAATCTTCGGGGTGGAACGCGGTGCCAATGATGAGCACGCGGGCGCGATCCGTCAAACGGCTGGCGAGCGCGGAGTGGTACCAGTCCCAAAGGTCTTGGCGAGCAGCAACGGTCTGGCAGTTCTCGTAGTCGAGTATGTCGTCGAGGATGAGCAGATCGATGCGAGAGCCGACGATCGCGCCGTGAACGCCGCATGCCTGAACGCTCGGATCTTTTGCGCGGAACAAACGGTCGATGTAGAGGTGATGCCCGGTCCAGGGCTCCGACTTCTTTAGGTCGGGGAAGACCACGCGCAAGTCTTCGGACTTCTCGATAAAGTGTGCGACCGCGCGAATGACCTTCGACGCCTGCTCGTGCGTGTTCGAGATGATCGCAACGCGTGTGCTCGTGTCACGACCGAGCGCGTGCAGCGTGCGCGCGATCGAGAGCTGCTGTGTCTTCCCGCCTTCGGTGAATGACCACAAGATTACGCGATCGTTCTCTTCGGCAAGCTGGTGCCATTCCTCATGGATCGACGCCTGCTCAATCGGCTGCCCGGTCTGCTCATCTTTGAGGACCAGCTCGCAAAATTCATTGACGTTGCCACGTGCAACCTGAACGCGCAGCGCGACCTGTCGACGTGCACGATCATGCACTTCCGCCATGGTCTCGTCGGGTCGTTGCTGTTGTGCGCTCAAGCTACCTCAACCACACCACGAGCAGCACCCCCACCGCAAGGACGATGAAGAAGACGAGCAGCGGCAACGAGCCGGTCATGAAGAAGTGCTTGAACAAGTCCAGACGTTTGCCCATCAGTTGTACGACCTCCAGCGATCCGGGTCGAGCACGCAGTCGAAGCACAGATGCGCGAACTCGCGCTCCTGCGAGAGGTAGCTTGTACCAAACCGTTTCCGTCGACAATCCTCGCAGCGCGCACGCGTTCCGATCTTCGCTTTGACGTAGACCTCGCGGAGCTGCTTGGTGTGCACACGGCAGCAGGCGGGAATCCGATCGAGAACCTGCTCAACGACCTTCGGCTCCGGCTTGTCGCCCGGCCCGCAACCAGCCAACTCGCGCGCCTCGGCCGCCACGTCGTCACGCTTGAAGATGTAGTCCATCAGCGCGACCACCGTGATCGCGAAACCCTTCGGCCACTGCGCGCGATACGGCTCGCCGTGACGCGCGCAAAGCAGGCGCTCGTGGGTGACGGCGATGCCGTCGAACTTCTCAGGATCGAAAGGTGGCAGCTCGTCAGCCATCGCTAGGACTGTATCGCGCTTCGCGTTTGGTTGTCGCTGGGTGCACGGCTCGCGTTGCAAGTGCGGATGTCGCTGCGTGCACGGCTCACGTCTTCTTGTACACCGTCAACCACTCCTGCGCCGATCTGGAATTGCGGCGCACCTGACCACGCCGAGCCGCCGTGAGTTCGTGTGTCGTCCAACTGTCGTCGAATTGAAGAGGCGCCGCCTCCGACACGGCCACGACGCGGGCGCCCGCATTCTTCCACGCCATCGCAAGCTCGATGACCTCGAACCGCGTCAGCGCGTGATCGTAACCCGACCGCCCCTTGTACGGCGGATCGATGTAGACGCAGGCGCCGGCGAACGGCTCGACGTCGGCCGCATACTTGAAGACTTCGATTGGCGGAAGCTCGGGTACCTCGCGGAGCCGCCACGCGAGTGAACCGCGCGACGGGATGAAGCCGTCGACACTCGGACGGTTGACGTGGAGGCCCTTGAATCCGCCGCGCTCGTGTCCGCCGTGCGTCCCCGCAACGAGAACCAATGCACGTGCCGCACGGACCCACTCGTGGTCGTGTTGACCACGACCGCCACGAAGTGCATCCCAGAGCGTCCGCGCGTCCTCATACTGCCACTGCTCGACCACGTCAGCGACGCGATCCGAGAGACCCCACGTCAAAGCAACCCAGACGTCGTGCCAAATCCCAGGCTCCGCGAGGAGGACTCGCTCGACGCGCCGTAGGTCCATGAGGTCCGCGATGATCTCCGCGTAGCCGTCCTTGCCACCCGCGTACGAAACGAGTTTCCATCCTCCGCTACACCACCGCGTCAACGCCGCCGACCCAGCACACAGCTCGACCAGCACGTCGACCATCAGTCCGCCTGCAACTTCAACTTGACCTTCCGCCCGACGTACCACTCCGACGCTTCCTCAGCCGGCAGTTCGAATCGCATTGAGAAATTTTCGTCGAGCATGACCGTCACGTTGATGGACTCGCCCTTACCGTCCTCGGCGTCTCCTGCAGGTCCCTGCAATGACCGCTCTTGCGATACAACTACACCCTTCTTGGTTCGACTCATTCGATCCTCCGGTTGACTGTTTGTTGGCCCGCATTCGCTGCGTGGGTGTCGCTGCTCACAAGGCTCGCGCGGCAGGCGAGGATGTCGTGCTTGGGAAGGCTCGTGCTGCTTGAACGGGTGTCGCTACATCTTCGACTCGCGTAGATCCATAGGGGGTCATACGGACACGGCTCGCGTTGGAGCAACGGAGGTCGCATCTATCAAGGCTCGCGCAACCACAGCGGGGGTCGTTGGAGTTGGGGCTCGCGCTCATACATCGGAAGTCGCTTCTTATCTGGCACGCGCTGCGAAGACGGGTAACGAGTCTTGCAGGCACGCGTAGGTCCGTTGGGTGTCGCGTGAGCATGGGCTCGCGCATCTGTGACGGGTGTCGTGTGTTGAAGAGGCACGCGCCGCTTGGTAGGGTGACGTCCTCTGATCGGCTCGCGCTTTGTGCATGGAGGTCGTTGCCTATCCGGCTCGCGTGTGTTTGATGGTTGGCGCGTGTGATACGGCTCGCTCGGGTCCAGCGGGTGTCGCAACTCGTATGGCTCGCGCGTCGACGACTGGGAGCCGTTTGAGCCAAGGCTCGCGTCTCATCTCCGGGTTACGCATTAGGCACGGCACGCGTGAAGCCATCGGGGGTCGCACGACAATCGGCACGCGCGCGAAGATAGGGTGTCGTCCGCAAAGTGGCTCGCATGGCAACTGCGGGTGACGCTACAACCGCGGCTCGCGCCTTAGTTCTGGGCGACGTTACGATTGCGGCTCGCGCCAGATGGACGGGTGTCGTCAAGTCGGTGGCTCGCGTCTCTGCCTAGGTTGTCGCTTTGGCGTCGGCTCGCGTCGGCTAATAGGGTACCGCTTCGTTGACAGCTCGCGTTCACCCCGCAAGATCCTTTTGTTTCGCGAGCCACGCGCTGATGACAAGGTCGCCTTCGGTGCCGTCTTCGTACACCTCCGAGTCATCGTGGATCTGCGACTTGGGAATCCAATATTCCTCGCCCTCGATATCGCAGAGCAGTGCCAGGTCCGTCTCGCGGACCACGGTCACATCGGAGATGCGTACTGGTTCGGCCATGCCTTTAGACTTGCGCATCGACCGCGGCTTTTCGCAACCCGATCGGCTCGCGCTCTGACTGTGGGTGATCGTGAAAACTGCGGCTCGCGTCTCTCGAAGGGGTGTCGCGTGTACATCGGCTCGCGCTTGTGTAGTGGGGATGCCGCTCTACCCATGGCTCACGTGTTGCGGACCGCATCGAGGACCTGCTCGAACTCGCCATCGTCGGGCATCGCCATCGCGACGACCCGCGCAGCGAACTCCAGCGCGTTCTCCTTTGACAGTTGGGCGGGCGGAGCCATGATCGTCACCAGACCGTTCGGCTTGCAACCAATCAAGTGGACGTTGCCGCGCAGCTTGGCTTTCTCTCGAAGCCGCCATCTCGCATCCGCCGCGCGCAGCTCGTCCGCAACGCCGTGAGTCGCGCTCCGCCGCAGGACCCAAGCGCGTAACTCGGAGTCCGCCTCGAAGTAGTTGGTCCAAACGGTCTGGAGCAGCGTCCGCTTGACGTTGGGCTCCAGTCGGTCTAGCTCGGCATACACCGTGTCGTGAGCGTTCATCTACTTCACCTTCGCAACCTACGGCTTCACGGCGGTGGACATCGGTTTGTCGAGCATTTCGTCCGCATCCTCCCCATGAACGGTGAGGCGGATTGTTGTAGCCATGATCCAGTTCAACGCTTCGGTACCGCTGATCCGCGCGTCCGGGTTGAACTGCACGTAGGCTTCTTTTTGCCGTCCGTGCCCGCAACACGCATTCATCACTCCCGGCAACGCGCCCAAGCATCCGTCATGTCCTTCCGGCGTGCTACCGAGCCCACAGAACCCGCACTGCCTGTCCGGCGCGTCGGCGACCGGCTGCTCAGTGTCCATGTAGCACCATGCTTGCGCGGCGCTGTCAAAGTACATCAAGTTTCCGCGATGGTAGCCGGTGGCAGTCATCGTCTCGCGTATCTTCCACCGTCCAGCTCTATCACGGATGAGGTATCGGGCGGGCGGGCGGTAAGCACCATTCGGCTATCCAGATGCAATCGTTCACTCATCGCGCACCTTTGCCAACGGCAGTAGCTTCGGATCGGGCCACAAGATCGCCTTGCGCGACTCGACCTCGAACGCAGCGAGCGCGCAGTCGTGTTCGAGCATGTTCAGGCGATGCTCGCGCTGGCGGGGATCCCACTCGTATTTGTTTTCCTTGAACACGTCTATGCGGATCTGCGCTGCGCGTAGATGTCGTTCCCAAGCCTTCAGTCGCCACAACCTCCACCATCTGATCATTTTTCCTCCTGAGTGGCGAGAGCGCGGCGCATCCGGTCGGCGACGTCCTCGGCGTGCGGCAATGGAATTACGGAGAGGCCGGCGATGCCTTGCTTCAGCGCCTCCTCTAGAACAACTACCCGGGCTGTTAGCTGCCGACGCTGCTCGTGCATGTCCTTCAATTCGTCCCTGAACTGCTGCTCCTTGTAGCCCCGACCGTACTCGTCCGAAGGACTCTCCTTCTCGGTTGCGAGAGCGTGCGCGGCTTCCGTGACCCGTGCGACCGCCGCCGACTCGGGTAGAGCCGTCACCGGGACCGCGACAGTCGCCGGAGTCCGCCCGAGGTCTATCTCTAATGAATGCCACGGGCAGGGTCGCGGATACCCGCACTTGAGGCGAGGCTCGTCCCGGTCGGGCCTCTGGCAGACTCCCAGCCCTCGAGGACGCCGCCGCTTGCGCGCTTTCATTCCCATCTTCCCCGACTTGCGCGCCGACTGCGCCTTTCAACGCCAACCGCTGCCTGTCGTACTACACCGCCGACCCGGGGAATTTTCTGCGCGATTTTTGTGTGGAATCGGTCGTGCCACAACCTACACCGCCGCAACGTGCAGCTCGCGACCAACTGCGCCGGTCGCAAATCACCCGACCGCGCTGCACCTCGGTCGCGACTCACTGCCCTGCCGACTTTTTCCGCGAAAATTGCCGCAAATTGGTAGGGGGGGTGAACGGGGATCAGGGGTGTCTAAGTTGGGGGAATCATTAGGGGTCACCGCGGTAATGATTCCGCGCACTTAGGCAGCCTACCCGCGCCGCCCGGAGCCGTCGATCGCGTGCCGATGCGCCCCTGGAGACGACCGCGTCCTCACGCAACCGCGTTGACATCGTCCGCGGCGAGCGCTCCGTCTGTTGCGTCGGACCCGTCGTCCTCGTCAACCAGCTCCGCGTCAACAACAACCTCCGCCGCCGGCAGCAGACCCATGCTACGCGCTCGCGCGAGCGTTCGCTGCGACGCTTCGATATGTCGGACCGCGTCGTCCATGCTCATGTCCGGCAGGCGCAGTCCCACGATCGACTCGGGCTCCCCGAGCAACCTGCGCTCCATCGCCATGCAACGGTCCGCGGCTCCCGATAGATTGTCGGTGATGCGCGCCAACCCCTCCATGAGTTTCACAGCAGCAGCCGGGTTGTCGGGCTGCGTCTCCGAAAGCTGCTCTGCTGCGACCTGGGCCCACTTCTGAATGCCGGGGAGCATCCGTGCGACCGACGCCAACTCGTTGGTCACGCCGGCGCGCACCAACCGAATCATCTGCGCCTCTTGCTTGCGCGCGTCGATCGCTTGACTCGCGGCCTTCTCTCGGTCGTACGACGTCTGCAACTCCGCATCGACGATCGGTTCCATCGCGCGCTTGCGTTCGTCGAGCACTCGCGCCCTTGCGATCGTCTGTTCTTCAGCGATCAGCTGCGATATCGGACCCGCCCAGGGCAGAGGGTTCCGACCGGCGGACCAGCCTTTTTCCCAACCCCTACGGGCAGTTCGCCTATCACAGAGGGCGTGGGTGGCCGCGTTGGAATGGTTCGATGGGTTTTCGCGGTACGCTTCGACCAGCTTGTCGTAGAATTCGCGTGTGATGCGGCGGGCGGACATGAACTGCACCAAGGGGTACGCCTGATGCTAACCCCGAACCGCGCGCACGTCAAGACGCGCTCGAAGCGTGTACACCCCGCGACACGTTCGCGGACCTACGCGCGCGGTCGATGTCTGCAACGTACCCAGCGGCGCGCTGTTCCACGTGGCACTATACCCGGCTCGCGTTCAAGGTCGTAGGAGAGAGAACGAACATTGAAGAGGACCATGGCGCAAGCGACCGCGGGGGAACAGTTAGTCGGGTCGAGAAGCTCACACCACCCAGGGGGAGCAGGGGAGTCTGCCACCACAGCAGTAGCCGGCCGCAGCTGTCGTATACGGTGAGCAACGGTCGAGTCGATTCATACCCTTCTAATCGGACTGGCGGGGGCAAGCCGGAAGGGCCGAGGTGCAAAAAGAGCCGGGGCCGCGCAAGTCGTTGAATATAGGAGGCTGGAATGAGAACTCTACTTGTAGCAGGGCGGTTCGATGAGCACGGCGGCAAGCCCAGCGGGTACGCGCGAAAGCTCGGGGTAGAGCTGCACGCGCACCTACCGGGAACGGTCGTCGTCAATGGCGGACCCATCGAGGACATCCCCCGCGCGGCGCGCCAGGGGGCGGACTACTACGATGTCGTCCTCTGGATGCCAGACCTGCAGAACGACCTGCCCAAGTACGTCGAGGGTCTCAAGAGCCGCAATCGGAAGCTGCTGCTCGTCACCAGCAAGCGGAACCTCGCGGGGGACGACTACTCCATCGAAGACGTCGTCGCCAGGGCGTTGACCCACAAGGCCAACCTGGTCCTCATGGTCTCGGGCGAGCGGGAGAAGGTCCGCGGCACTGTGCTCGATCCGCTCGGCGTCGCGCACTGCTTAGACGAACCGGACGTGCGCGAAGTGGCTCGGACCCTTGCCAACCGCATCGAACAGCTGCGGTCGTTCACTCGGGTCGGGTCACGCTCGGTCGGTCCCGCAGTGCGGGTCCCGGACGAGGCAGAGTTCTTCGACCTGGTCCGAACACACGCGGAACGCTTCCATGAGGTCATCCATGGCGTCAACCACACGCGGATGCTCGGCAATGCGTCCTTCCGGTGCGCCCGCGGCTTCCCGTCGTTCCGACAGGAGGGCCGCATCTTCGTCTCGCGTCGCAACGTGGACAAGCGGTTCATCGGCCGCGAGGCGTTCGTCGCGGTCGAGCAGGCCGCGGATGGCTCGGTCGCGTTCTATGGCGACCGGAAGCCCTCGGTGGACACCCCCATCCAGCTACGGCTGTACGATGCGCTGCCCGAGGTCAACTACATGCTCCACTCGCACACCTACATCGAAGGTGCGAACTGCACCGAGATGCCCGTGCCTTGCGGGGCCGTCGAGGAGGCCACACTCATCTTGCGCGCCAAGCCGCAACACCGGTACGGTTTCGCGGTGAACGTGCTGGGGCACGGGTCGATCTACTTCGCAAAGGACGCGCGCTCGATGCGCGACATCCCCTGGATCGCACGACCCATCCCCGAACTCCTACCCCGTTGTACAAGTCAGCGAATACAATGATCAAGCTCTACATCGCAGCGAAGCTCGAAAACCATGAGCAGCACAACTGGGTCCGCGACCGGCTCGCTCCGTTCGCCACCCTGACCTACGATTGGACGACGCATGGCTCGGTCAAGGGCACGTCGCCGGCGCGCATCGGAGAGGTCGCGGACAGAGAGATGAACGGAGTGGAGCGGGCCGATGCAGTCATCGTGCTGCTCCCCGGAGGGCGCGGGACGCACGCCGAGCTGGGCATGGCGCTCGCGTTCGGGAAGCCCCTCGGGATCTATTCGCCGAACCCCCGCCACTTCGAAGTTGGGCCGGACACTTGCGCCTTCTATTGGCCGGACGGGGTCTATCGGACGGGCAGCCTCGAAGACCTCATCGCCTGGGTCGTCCGGGGCGGGCGCGAACGGCAGGCGATCGATCGCGAGCCCAGCGCGTAAGCCGCTCCAAGACGATCAAGTCAATAGGCAGGAGGCTGAACATGTCCGATAACACCATCGAGAAGTACGACCGTCCGCAACCGATGCAGGAGGTCGAAGTGGACCCCAATGGCGTCCACCGGTTTCGTCCGAACGCCCTGGTGCGCTACCTGCTCAACGCCGGGGGCATCGATATGAACCAGCTCGCGGTCCTGCCCGGCGTGTCGGGCGAAGATCGCGAGCAGTTCGCCCAGCTCATCGGCTACAGCGTCTCCGGCTTCGGAGAGCTGTCGTACACGAGCGATGCGACCTATGCAAAGGCGGCCGAGGCATCCGACGCGCTGAGCAAGAAGGGAGGCTGACCGATGCCGGGAGCACTACGACAGACCAACGCGAAGGTCGTCAGCACAGGGCTGGGCGCGCAGGAGGGCCGCGGTCTGCATTGCTGGCTCCACCTGAGCTGGGAAGGCACCGGCGGCAGCTTCGGCGGTGACCATTGGGATGCGACGGACGAACCGGTCGCGTCACTCCCGCACTTCATCAAACGCGTCCTCTATACGTGCGGAGTCGAGAGCTGGGAGCAGCTGCCCGGCCGGTTCGTGCGCATCGGATACGACGGGACACGGATCCAGTGCATCGGGCATATCATCGAGGACAAGTGGTTCGACCCGAGCGCAGAAGCGGAGCGCTCCGAACGCCAGCGCCAACCGACGGCGGGGAGCTAACCGGTGTCGGGCACGCGCACTCTACGCGAGTGGTGGCTGGGTTGGAGACTGAATGTCTGGGGGCGCAAGCTGCGCCGGGCTCACGTGGAGTTCGAGACGTTCAAGCAGTACCCGCATAGCGCGGGGCGGGACCAGAACGTCCTGCACCGCATCAAGAAGAACGCCGTCAACCGCGCCGAGTACATGGTCGCGACGTTGCGGGCGCGACTGCACGGGCTGCCGGAGGCAACGGCCGCATCGAAGCCCGAGGACTCCCCGAGCGAACAGGCAGGGAGCTGACCCGGTGAACGTCGAAAGGGAGAAGTAGGTGACACGGTTCGAATGCACTCAGTGCGCTCACGGGTTCGAGTTCGACGGCTGGCCCACGGAGTGCCCAAAGTGCGACCACTATCACTGTGGCGATGATACCTGCTGCTACGGTGGCTTTCAGATGGTGCCGGGCAAGGAAGATGCCGATGCCGAAGAAGTCCGCCGCCCGGGAGCGGAAGGGGAGCTGAGCTGAGCTGATGAGTGTCCCCGAACGCATCGTCATCTGCGAGACCAGTCGAACGCCGGATGGCGTTCGCTACTCCGTGTGCCGCGAGGTGCGAGGCAAGCGTACCCAGCTCTGGACGAAGTGGGTGCCGTTCGCGCATCGACGCGGGCACAATGCCGGCGGGACCGCGTTCGTCGAAGCCGCACGGGAACAGGAGCACGTCGCGAAGTTCGAGGGCAAGAAGGGGTGATGGCCGAACGGACAAGCCGGTCGAAAGACCGTGGTA